AGATCCGCCATATGTTTACCCGCATCCACGACAAGCTAGAGAATAAAGCAGATAGATGATTAAAGACTGGTCAAAGTACCCCAATTTTTCAAAGTCAGAATTCGACTGCCAAGAAACAGGCGAAAACAATATGCACCCTGAGTTCATGGGTAGATTGCAGGCGCTCCGTACGGCTCTCAGACAGCCTATAATTATAAACAGCGGCTACCGTAGCCCCACCCACCCAATAGAAGCTAAAAAGACCTCTGTAGGCTCTCATACGACAGGTAGGGCAGTAGATGTTAAAGCATCTGGACATTATGCGTTTGAATTAGTGGAATTAGCTATTGAATTAGGGTTTACAAGAATTGGTGTAAGCCAAAAGGGTGATTATAATAGCAGGTTTATTCATTTAGACGACAATCCTGATTTCCCCCACCCTGTTATTTGGAGTTATTGATATGATTGGTAGTGTTGTTACAGCAGGGCTTGGTATTATTGACAAGCTAATTCCAGACCCAGAAGAGAAAGCAAAAGCTAAAGCCAAACTGTTAGAATTACAACAAGCTGGTGAATTAAAAGAATTAGAAGCTTCTATGTCTGTTATTACAGCGGAGGCTAAAAGTGAGCATTGGCTTACAAGTGCATGGCGGCCAATCACTATGCTAACATTTGTAGCTATTGTCGCAAATAATTTTATTCTCTACCCCTACTTATCATTATTTTGGGAATCTGCTCCTGTTCTTGATACACCAGACCAACTCTGGAATCTGTTGCAAATAGGCATCGGCGGGTATGTTGTAGGGCGAAGCGGAGAAAAAATAGCTAAAGAATTTAATAAAAAAGATTGACATTTCTTTAAAAATATGTTAAAATAAACACATAAGAGTTAATATGACTTATTTAGATTTAGTAAATAACGTACTTAGACGTTTACGAGAAAGACCTGTAGAGTCTGTTGACCAAACAGAATATTCTAGGTTGATAGGTATATTTGTTAATGACGCAAAAGAACTTATTGAAAACTCATGGAATTGGTCTGCCCTTCGTACAACATTAACAGCCACTACTACACAGGGTATTTTTAGTTATGAGCTTAACGGCTCACAAAATCGTTTTACAGTGTTGGACGTAATTAATGACACAGAAAACGTTGTCATGCGTTACAAAGAAGCACATAGTTTTAATAAACTATTTCTTACAACAGATGTAACAGAAGCAGCTCCTTACTATTATAGCTTTAATGGTATTAGTAGTGATGGTGATACACAAGTAGATTTATTTCCCACCCCTGATGGTGTCTATCAAATACGTTTTAATGTTGTTCAACGACAACCATTCCTAGAAGAAAATGCTGATGTAATTGATATTCCTTCTTATCCTGTTCAGACTATGGCTTATGCATTTGCTGTAGAAGAACGTGGTGAAGATGGTGGTTTTAACCCTGCTTCGGCAATGTCTGTAGCACAAAACGCATTAAAAGACGCTATTGCTTTTGATGCTGACAAACACCCCGAAGAAACTATTTGGCATTTTGTATGAAACCGCGTAGTGTCTTAGTAGAGAATATTTCAACAGAAGCTATTACAAATGAGGACACAATAATTTACACTGTTCCTCTTAACACTAGAGCTAAATGGGTATTGGCTTTTATGTCTAATCATACAGGCTCTACAATTAATAATGTAGATTTAGAAATAGTTAATAGTGGCTACATTCCTGTCTTAGGCGGTAAGAGCTTAGGAGCAGGTGAGTCTGTACAGTTTGACTCTACTGCTGGCTACGTTATGATAGAACCGGGCTATGAAATTAGGGCTAGAGCAGATGACACAGGGGTTAGTTGTATTGTAACAATAGAAGAATCTTCTGGCAATGTGAGTTTTGATTAATGGCTAAACAATTACAATCTACATCAATATCTGCTCCGGGTTTCCTTGGTTTAAATACACAAGAATCTGCCGTAGATTTAGCAGATGGTTATGCTCTTATTGCCAGTAATGTTGTTATTGATAAGTTTGGTAGGCTTGGTGCTAGAAAAGGCTGGGTGTATCGTACAACAGCTTTAGAAGGTGTTGATGATGACAATGTAGATGTTGGCTTAAAAGGGATGCATAATTTTATTGACTTAGCTGGTGTTAAAACATACTTGTCTTGGTCAGATAGTAAATTCTATAAGGGTTATGGAAATTTAGAAGAGCTAACTCCTACAACCACTGACACTATAACTAACGGTGATTGGCAATGTGTTAGTTTGAATGACAGAGCTTACTACTTTCAACGTGGATATAAACCCCTCTACTATACAAATGAAACAACAACAGATGAATTTAAAAGCATAGAAAACCACGCAGATTATACAGGCACAGCCCCACAAGCTAATGCTGTTTTATCTGCTTACGGTCGTCTATGGGCTGCTGACACTTCAACAAATAAAACCACTGTATTCTTCTCTAACTTGCTTAATGGTGCTGAGTGGTCTGGTGGCAGTAGTGGTAGATTAAACATCACGGGCACATTCTCAAGAAACAGTGATGTTATTGTAGGGCTTGGTGCTTTTAATGGAACATTAGTTGTTTTCTGTAAAAACTCTATCCTTATTTTTGCAGACAATGATAGTTTTGAAGGTAGCTTTGACCCAACGACACTGTCACTTGTAGAGGCTATTGAGGGTGTTGGCTGTATTTCAAGAGATACTATCCAGCATACAGGCGAAGATATTCTATTCCTTAGTGCTACAGGTGTTCGTAGTTTAGGCCGTACAATACAAGAAAAGTCACAGCCATTCAGAGATATTTCTCGTAATATTCGTGATGATGTTGTAGCCACTGTAGAAAATGAATCAAACCCACAGAATATTAAAGCTGTTTATTCGCCCGTACATGCTTTTTATTTGTTAACATTTCCACAGTCTGGTTTTGTGTTCTGTTTTGATACAAGAGCACCTTTACAAGATGGGAGCTACAGAGCTACACAATGGGAACTACTCTACCACACTTCATATTTGTATGACAGTACAACCAGACAATTGTTAATGACAAATGAAGATGGTATTGCTGAATACTTTGGCTATCAAGATAATGGAAAGCCTTATAGGATGAGGTTTTTTACATCTTATGATGAATTTGGACAGCCTGTAACAACCAAAATAGCCAAACGTGTTGGTGTAACAGTTATTGGCCCACAAGGGCAGGATTTTATTATTAAAATTGGTACAGACTATACCACCACTTATCGTTCTTATGGCTTTGTTCTTAGTCGCTCTGGCGAAACTTTTGAATACAATATTGGCGAATACGACAATGCTGAATATAGTTGTTGGCTTCGTATTGAGAATATTAGGGCTTCTGTAGGTGGTCAAGGTGTTGTACTACAAGCTGGCCTAGAAACAGAAATTAATGGTGCGCCATTTAGTTTACAAAGATTGGATGTTTATGCAAAATCTGGCAGAGTGTTATAATTTAGGAGAGTATTTGTGTCAAATTACATAAAGGCAACAGACTTTGCCACAAAAGATAGTCTTATTACAGGTGACCCACTAAAGATTGTCAGTGGTACAGAGATTAATGATGAATACAATGCTATTCAAACGGCTGTAAACAGTAAGGCAGATTTAAACAGCCCTACATTAACTGGTGTTCCACGTGCGCCCACGGCTTCTAGTGGCACAAGTACAACACAGATTGCTACTACAGCTTTTGTTCAATCCGCACTAACCCCTATTAATACTATATTAGAGGCAGTTTACCCAGTAGGTAGTATTTATACAAATGCTACAAATAATACAAACCCAGCTACATTATTAGGGTTTGGTACTTGGGTAGCTTTTGGTGCTGGTCGCGTTCCTGTTGGTTTTGACGCAGGCGATACTGACTTCGATACAGCTGAAGAAACTGGCGGCTCTAAAACTACCGACACTACAGACCTTAACCTTTCTGTAGATAACCAAAGCTTGAGCGTTCCTAGAGATGGATGGGGAACCTCTGGCGGCACGTTAGGGCCAGGTAATAGTGGCACTGCTGGTAGATTAATTACCGCATCAGGTAACAGAGAGATTGATGAGCAACTAGAATCTCTAAGTCAAGCAAGTGGCGATAGAAGTCTTGGTAACCACAATCACTCATTGTCAGGCTCTGCAGGAACACATAGTCACTCTTTCATGCCTCCTTATATCACTGTATATATGTGGAAAAGGGTTTCATGAAGTCTGTCAAATGCTACTATTGTGGTGAGAACTTTGATGCTACTCGCTCTGACGCTAAACGATGCGCCTCCTGCAGAAAAGACTATTTAAGAGAATACAGAAAACGTCCGTATGTAAGAGAATCTAAAAAGAAAGCTCATAGAAAGTTAAGAGAAGAGGCTTTTGCAGGCTACGGCGGGAGTTGTGAATGTTGTGGAGAAAGTAGCTTTGAGTTTTTAGCTCTTGACCATGTTAACGGCGGCGGAAGGGAAGAAAGAAAAACTATGTCAACGTATCAGATAGCCAAGAAAGTTATTGATTTAGGTTTTCCCTCAGAATATAGAGTTCTTTGTCATAATTGTAATCAATCTATAGGCTGGTTTGGATACTGCCCACATCAAAGAGGCACAGCATAATGACTATTACACCACTTCCTAACAAACAAATAGACTACATCTGGAATAAAGTGAAGGGCTATTTTGAAATATGTGCTGATACAACCAATGGCAGATATACAGCCAATGACCTTCGCACAATGATTAAAACTCGTGATAAGCAATTATGGATTTCTCACGAAGATGAAGAAATATATGGGTTTGCTATTACAAGCCTGCTTGACTATCCTCAAATGCGTGTGCTTATGATGAACTTTACAGGTGGTAGAGAATTTCATAAATGGCATAAACCAATCATGGACACTTTTAGAGAGTTTGCTAAAAATAATGGCTGTGAAGAATTAGAAGCACATGGAAGAGCAGGGTGGACAAAAGTGTTTAAAGACGAAGGATATTCCAAAATGAATGACGTATTTAGAATGCCAGTGGAGATTGAATAATGAAACAATGGCTAATTGATTTTATAGCCCCGTTCTACTATTACAAAGTTTGGCCTTTCATGGTGAGGTACGGCCTTGTTATGTTAGGGGGCGGTAAGGATGGTGACGATCCCCCACCTATTGACCCACGGATTGCCCAATATTCAGCAGAAGCTCGCTTTCGTCCATTCAGCCTGACAACATCTGCTGGACGTTCTTCTGGTGGTAATGACGGACAATTCCAAGCGCAAGCTTCACAACCATTCTCTAATATTCAACAACAGAGTTTGGCTGGTACACAACAACTGTTGCCACAATTAACGGGTGCTTTACAACGTCAGCCCGGACAGCTTGATTTTAATACAAATGCTGATGAGCTAACACAGCAATATTTCCAACAACAATCACAGCTTCTACAACCACAATTTGAGCAACAAGCCAATCAATTACAGAATACATTGTTTGGTAGTGGTAGAATGGGCCTACAATTAGCAGGAGAGGCCGTAGGAGCAGGTAGTGGGGGTATGGTACAGCCTGATGCCTTTGGGCTTGCTAGAGCGCAGTCACAGACGCTTGCTGATGTAGGTGCACAAAGCAGACAACGTGCATTACAAGATGCTCAACAACGATTTGCATTAGAAAGAGGCCAGCTAACAACAAATGAAGCATTGCAACAACAGCAATTACAGAATTTGTTAGGTGGTACACAAGGCTTGTTTGGAATGGGGCAAAGTGTTGCTGATATAGAACGTCAGCTTATGGCTCTTGGCCTTACAGCAGAACAAGCTCGTGGTGCTGCTAGTGCTCAAGCTGCACAAGGGTTATTAGGTGAGCGTCAAGCAGAAATGCAGAATTTCCAAGCTTCACAAGATAGTGGTAAAGGTATTGGTGGCTCATTGCTTGGTTCTGCTATCAGCTCTGTTGGTGGGCCTATTGGCACTGCTGTTGGTGAAAAAATTGGTGGCAGCTTATTTGGTGGTGGCTCTGGTGGTGGCACATTTACTGCCCCTGGTGCTGGCTTCCTCTATTAAGAGTATAGGTGTAACATGGCAGAATTAGGATTGTTTAATGCTGAGTCTAGGCTACAGGAAATGCTTAGCCGTAGACGAGAACAGATGCAACAACAAAGAGATCAAATGTCTCAGTTGTTTGGTGGAGCTGCTAATACAAGACGTGGGGCTGTAGCTAATGCAACAGCAGCACAGATTGGTAGTGGCTTTGGTCAAGGGCTTGCTAGAGGTTTGTTTGGAGAAGGTGAGCAGATTGAGCAGGCTCGTGAAAATGTTGAAACAGAGCAACAATTACAACAGCGTCTTGGTCAATTAGGCCCTGATGACCCAGAAAGCTATATGAAGATTGGACAAGAGCTTAATAGGGCTGGTTTAGTTGAGCAGGGTATTGGGTTTATTCAAGCTGGTCAACAACTTGCTGCAGAACAAAGGGAACTTGAACGGCAAAGATTGCTGAAAGAAAGAGAAGAAGAGGGTCTAAGAGGGTTTTCTAATTTCTTGGAAACTAAAGGTGCGCCAGAGGGATTACAAACTGGTGTAGAATTTGGCGTAATTGAGCCCAAAGATGCTTTTGATTTTGTTAAAAGTGGTGATAAATCTACTGTTGGTTTGGGCAGGTTTACTCTCCCAGATGGTAAATCTGTAAGTGGTGGTTTTACTAAAGATGATGA